TCCGCGGCGGTCTTCGCGGTGGTCTTCGCGGTGGTCTTCGCGGTGGTCTTCGGGGCCTTCTTCGCGGCGCTGGTCTTCTTCGCGGCAGGCTTCGCGGCCAGCGCCGCAGGGGTGAATTTAACTGTATTTAATTTAGCCCACCTATGCAGGGCGCCAATGACCTTGTCTTTATCTTTCAAATCACCTATAATCTTGCTTAATTCTCTGGTAGTTTCTGGAGAAAAAGCTCTAGCACCTCTTTGTGGGGCGCCCAATTGTTCTAAGACAACATTATCTTCTTTTGCCCTTAGAAGCATGAGGGATATTATAGCCTCCTTCACTTTTTCATCTAAGTCAAGACTTCGCAAGATACGTGTTAGAGAGTCGGGATTATCTTCTGAATTTATTCCATAGACTATTTTGAAATCCGGATCTTCCGGATTCTTTTTAGACCATTCGCGCCAGCCTTCTGTTAATAGCTGATGTTCGCTGTAGCTTGACCATTTACTCATTATCCAAAACCTCGTTAAGCAATCTATTAATTCGGTCTGCTTTGGTGAATACTCGCGCTTTATTTCCCTTTGCCTCTTTTATCATAAAAGCGCCAGGAGTTGAAGGCTCGGAAACCATATCAAAACAAATCAATTGGAAGTCTTCTTCTACCGTTGTCTGGCCGCCAGAATCCGTCACAGAACCCATTCCTCTGGAAGAAATGCCTAGTTTTACTCCGGATTCAACTAAAGATCTCAGTATCTTGCCAGACGGCGTATCAAGAACTTTGATTTTGCCCATCACATCATTGTTGTCCATCCAGATCTTTGTAATCATGTGTGATGCGTTTCTAAGATTAATTACAGAATCGTCGGGATGATCTAATTCGCCCAGTGCTCTATTTTCTTTGACTATCTTTTGATAATTCTGGACTTCTTTCTTGAGGACATCGTAAGGATAAACTCTACCATTCCCATTAACAGTGTCGGCTTTCTGTACAATACCCGAAAGCATCATGCCGCCGTTAGACACAAATCTTTTTTCCTCTTCGGTTAAAAGATCTTTGCAAACGCCGCCATCGCACAGTGCGTAATATTCTCGTAGTAGTTTCATTTTGTTTGTCCTTTTCTCCATGCGGGCGCCAGCCGCATGCGTATGCAGCCAGATTTACAAAGCCTGACCGGCTGAAGCATCCACTTCTTAGTCCACGTGGTATTCATTGTTGTCCTCCTTGTTTCTGCCCTCTGTGTTTCTTCGCTATGGAGGTTTCCAAAGTTTTAAGCACTCTTTGGAGAATTGCGCGGTGACGCACCAAATCAACACCAGGAAGCGCCGCGAGTTTAGAAAAATAAGCCTCCAACTGATTTACAATACCTCTTTCTTGACTGGTTTCTTCGGCGCCGGCAGATATTCTGCCTAAAGCGTCCTTCTTCTGTTGCGAAGTGGAAACGGACTGCTGCTTTAAGGCAGTAGGATCTGGGATTTGCGCCTCCGAAAGTACATAACTTATTTCTTCTGCAATAATTTTTCTAAGTTGTCTTTTAGTGAATTTCATTGTCACCTATCTCCATGGCTTGTGCAAGTTGAATTCCTTTATCTCCGAAAACCATATTAAAAACATAAGATGTTCCAGATGATAGCCACCCGAGAAGAAAGAAATTGGCGATAGTCATATCAAAACTAAATAGTTCAGTGAACGGAGAAAGTAACATTAAAAACCAACCAACATGAAAACCCATGCACATTGGACAATGAAATACTTTTCCGTATCCCCAACAAGACTCTTTTGCCGGTCTTAGTTTTTTCAACAATGGCAGATCGCTATACACCAAAATTTGCGTAAGGCCATAAGCACAAAGGACAAAAATTAAAAGTTCCACTAATTCGGCTCAACTTGTTTATATGCTTTTAAGTTAACTAGATAGTTCGCTAGTTTCTGTTCAGCATATCTATCTGGATCCGATATCTCTTCGTCTCTGTTTTTTGACAAATCTTGAATTAATAAAGAGGCGAATTTATTAAGATGCCCTTCGTCTGTGATTTCTTCTGTTGGATCATCAATATTGAGAAGCTTCCCAATATAAGATTTATTAGCCTCTGCATCATTAGCGCCATGGCCGATATATTCACCAGCGGCTATTTGAAGAAGTTTTACAGCAGGACCAACAATTTCTTTCGCATTCCTTACGGCGTTAAACCCTTTATTAAGGAGTTTCCCGGTCGTCCATAATCCCCTTAAACCTGACGCCACATTACCAACTATTGGGAGGGTGCCGATAGCATCTAATGATGCATTGACAATATCTTCTCCAAATTCCTCTACTACGAACTTAAAAGTTTCCACGCTGGCTAGCTTGGCAGAAATAATATATAAATCACGCTTAATTTTATCCACATAATCGCCGGCGGTCGTTTCTTCTTCCAAGATAAATCGATCCCAGCGCTCCATGATCAGCTTCATTTCAGACATTCCAGAATCCCTACATCGTATACATTGAATTCATAGAATAAGAATCTCGGACATAGCCCTTGCGAATGGAGCCCTGCTCGACAGCTTGCGGCACTTCGCCAAGTTCCGTAGAGTCTTCTTTTTCTGGGTTTACGTACTCGTCTTCGGCGGCGGCGATAACCGCGTCTGTTGCCTCAAAATATGGCCTCTCTTCGTTGATGAAGTTGGAAATATTAATCAGAGCCATCTTGGCCGAACTCATATCTTCATTTTTTGGAGTTTCCATGATCGCCTCAAAAGAGCCGTAAAAGGAGCCGGCCTGAATAGATTCTGGAATTATAATGCCCCTCTTGCGGAGATAGGCAAACAATCTATTTTGGGCGCCATATACGTAATCTGAAATAACTTCCTTGGGAAACGCTGTAACCTTACCCTTTGAAGGCGATAAAACAATATCAATGTCGCCGTGGTCAAAAATCATCAGATCCCCACCCAAACTCTTGCGCACATCCATCTCAAGAGTGATAGTTTTCCTGTTGGCCTCGTCGCCAACTCTAATCGTTATCGCCATTATAAATTTCTCCGACTAATGATTGGGTTTTTAATATAGTAATTAATGTGCTTTCGGTAATTTCAGCCTGCGCATATGAGTTTAACTCATTGATGATGTTTCTTGTTTTTCTACTCATCTCTCCGTCATTCTTAATTTCTGGGGCCTGAACTGACGCCTCTGTTAATTTTAATTTCAACCTTGCGATCTCTTCATTGAGGAATATCTTAAGACTTAGAGCGTTATCTGAAAAAGAGGCGATGTAATACGTTAGAAGCTTTTTCTGTTCGTCTAGCAATTCTCCATCATATCTTTTATTGAACTTCTTAACAAATTCTCGATAGGTGATATTGTCGATTGACGGCATTGAAGAGTCCTCTTCCTCTCCCACCATATTTTTGATAATCTCGCTCTCTAGAATAATTCTACTTTTAGGAGAGGTTTTAAGAGAAAAGATTTGATCGATTGTGGCCAGCGTTTTATAGTTTGGCACAAAATTGTTATAAAGTTTCGGTGACAGTTCCTTGTTAATGTCGTGAATTAATTCCGTTTGTTGGGCAAATAAATCATTTGGATCGAGCATTCTCTTTTGGATTCTTGCTTCTTCAAGGATCGCCTTAGAAGTCTCCCGATTCAAATCTTGATTCTCGTATAACGAGCGGTAACACTCCAAGTCTCTTTTAAGCAGGCTGCCGTTGCAGAAGTGTTTTCTTATAACAGAAACAACCTTGTCCCTCCTTTGATGGGAACCTTTGAGAATCGCCACAGTGGCTTCTCTAATCAGCGCCTCATACACAAAGGCCGTATTCCTTTTTTTATTGTGCCGTATCTTCATTCTTTTGCTCCAGTAATAGCGAGGCGCTTTTCTTTTCTAAATCTTCNAACAACACACGAACAGAAGCATCAACTGTGAATAATTTATCTTCTTCGTCCATTTCCCTTAAATTATAATTAGATTGCTCTTCGTTGTAAATCCCAACACTCGCGCCAACCGTTCTAGCCAAGGAGCCAATCTCGGCGCCCGGAAAGACGTTTCTTCTCGTTGAGCTGCTCTTTTCCGCGCCATGCATGCTATTGAAATGTCTTGTGCGGGGGCCAGAACCCGATCGCTTATCAACGCGTTTCGGATGATAGATTTTTCCTTTGGCGCCGGGCGTTAGGCGCGGCGAATTTCGGGAGCCCGGCGGAACTGCCAATAGGGCCGATTCATCACCAGGGGGCTCGCCCAGGGGCTCTTCGCCACCCAAAACTTCGGCGGCCTCACCACCAGCTTCTGCTGCCGGCATTTCCATTGGGCCTCCCAAATCGCCTCCCAAGTCTCCCATGTCTCCTAAGCCGCCGCCGTCGCTAGCTACTGCTTCTGCAACTTGCTGCAGGGACGCATCCTGCTTCCGATCAAAGTACATTTCACGCTGATTGCGTACGAACTCTTCGTGAGACATCCCAAAAATATTTTCTGTAACCCAGCGGCGCGAGAAAAAACCCTCCGTAGCGGAAGCGGCAATATCAAACTTCTGCTTCCAGTGTTCTAGTTCCTGTAGTTCTGCTATCTTAGACGGGTTATTCAGCCCCAATGAAAATCCAAGGAGGTCATCACCTCGGAATCCCAATGTATAAAGATGAATGATTCCGATCTTTGTTAGTTCTGCAACAATAACTCTCTGGAGTCTTTGTATCGTTCTGGCGAACCGAATATCTTTTTGTGCCAAAGTCGTTTTGTCTTCAGTGGCGCCGTCGCCCATTGTAAGGTATGATTGGGGAACTTTAAGAGCGCTAAACAATTTATCACGAAGATACTTAACATCGTCTATCTGTGTGGTATTTGTCCCCCCGGCAAGATTTGTGATGTCGGTCACGGATCCGGCGCGCACCGGAATGAAATAATCTTCTTCAATGGCCATCGGGTTATAGCGAAGATCTATGCGGCCGGTCGATGCATCAACAACAGAGTGGCGCTTAAGCTGTGTTACTATTTTTTCCATGTATTGTTCGACATCTTGGGGCGGAATGGCGCCAACATCAATCTTAAATACTCGTCGCTCGGATGAGCGAACAACACGATAAGCCATCATCGCGTCTTCCATTAATGTTAATTGACGCCAAATGCGGCGGGCTGGCTCTAGAATTGACGAACCATAGGGGACATTCTTATCGTTGCCCAAAATACGAAAATGGCAAATTTGCCAGTTTTCGAATGTCATGCCGGCCGAATTCCACTGATACTGCACATAATTTGGATTTGTAGAGTCCTTGCCCTCCAATCTTTCAATATCCTGCGGCGGTAATGCGATAACAGACTTAATCCCATATTTGTCATCGATATCTAGAAACAAAAAGAAGTCGCCATATTTACACATCGTGCGACTCCAACCAAACAAATTGTATTGCAAGTTTAGGATCTGATCAAATAAAATTGTAAGAACTGCTTTTATCTCCTCGTTTGAGCATTTGATTCTTAACATCGGACGCAGTTCTGAATATGTAGTCATTTCATCTGAATAAATATCCAACGTCGAAGCTATCTCTGGAGTGTATTCCATTTGATCAAAATCAATGTAACGCTCGCCGCGACGTTGATTCGCAATTGCATCTGTGGATATTACATCCAGGGGGTTATATAATGTCTTCTTGAACTGTTGTCCAGAGGCCGACTTGAATCTGGAACTAAACTTATCTAGATGCTGCCTTCTGATGCGACGACCAGACTGTGACCGATAGCTAATAATCGGGCCAGAAAATAGCCTAGTCAGGGCTTTGAAGAGTTGCGACTCTGAATTGTTGGGGTTCTTGCCCGCTCTGCCTAATGCCATTATAAACTCACTTTATGATCCATTTGTATTGTCCCCAATGATCTTCTGCCTCGGACATCAAGTCGGCGGCATTGTTCCTTCTATAGCCATGCTGGCCTTTCAATTGGGTGTTAATCGTTGTTTTGACCGTGTAAATCGCGTTGGCGAAGGCTTTTTGGTAATTCAATTCCCTAAAATTACTCTGAATAGCAGTATCCCTTACCCAGCATGCGATGGCTAAGGACATAATCAAATCGTCATGATACCCCTTCATTGCTTGTGGTCTGCCATTTTTCCAAATAAAAGTCTTCATTTCCTCTACAGCGCGAAAAGAATACACCTTAATTAGTTTATTCCTGATAAACTCCTCTAATTTCGCAATGACAAGTGGTCTAGTTTTCATACTAGTTGAGAAACCTGCCACCGCTGACGTTCTGTATTCTGCCTGATGCTGCTCAATGTATTCATGAGTTGACTTAATGGAGTGGTATAGATTGGGGTACTCGCACTCCGTCAATTTATCTAAAACAGTATAGCCGATATTATTGTTTTCGACTACCATCATGCAATTGCCGAATTCGCGGCCGACTTGGTTAAGTAATACCGAAAACATATCCGGTGTCAGCTTGCCCCGGTATTCCCCTATGCACTCTAAAGTCTCTAGTTTTATCACGTGAAAAGCAGAATAATCTTCCCCGTCGCCCCGGGCCACATCTGCGCTCAATAAATAATTGCACGCTGGATCATATTCCTCCCAGAGCCAGAAATTACGATCAAAGCCGGTGCGCCGCTTCGGCTCTTTTATCTGTGACAAGAGCCACGTCAGATCTTCTGAATCAATGACAGTCTCGCCGGATGTATTGAAGTTGCATTCTAATTCCTGCGCAATCTGCCGCTTGGACATATTTCTAGTTTCTTTCTCGTACCACTTTTTATCCCTTTCTGGGTGGACATCCCATAAGAGAGTGGTTAGGTGAAAATTATTTGTGCTACCAGTGGCGCCGGTGCAAGCTTTATGAAACCAATTTCCTACACCTTTGGGAGTAGAAATGGCAATACACCGACCACCAGTTGAAAGAGTCGGATACAAACCAGTCCACAGTTCTTCTAAACCTTCAATGTGTGCGGCCTCATCTAATACCAAAAGAGACAAAGCTTCTGAACGACCGGCATCGCCGGCAGTAGAAGCCGCTTTAATGGAAGAACCATTAGAAAGTTCAAAAGACGTGCGATTGTCAATATCGATACTGGCTATGCGAATCCAATCCGGAAGATTCTTCATAATCTTCTTGACTTTGTTAACCAAGTTGCCGGCCGTTGCGAATTTGGTTGCCATAATAAGAATTGACTTATCGCGATGAAAAAGCATCAGCCAAACAATATAACCGGCAGTAATCGTTGAGATTCCTAGCTGTCTCGCCTTGAGGACAACATTGAAGCGATAATCATTGAAGTCTTTTAAAAGCNCATCTTGGTAATCATATGTATTAAAAAGGACAAGCCCGCGCATCGGATGAGATATGCGGGCATACGTCTGCAGAAAATAAGCGGGATCCTTACCGCATTTTAATATTTCCTTTACTCTTTGTTTTTTGTCTAGTTGAAAAGCCATACATTTCTTTTAAATCATCAGTCTACTTCAATATTTCTCTGTATTTGGAGTCCTTAGACTTCATTTATTTAAGCCACAGATGCAATAAGTTCTCACTCCAACACCCAAGCTTGATAAATCTTCTGTTTTTATACTTTTAATTATCAATGGTTTCCCAAGAATATATTCGTGCTCATGTTGATAGGCGCTTAATGCCGATATGTCTGTCCCATATTGCGGATTGTTGACAAGAAATAAGCACCATTTTCCAGCCGATACATCTTGATCGTCGGCAAAGCCTACAGCAACTTTTTTATTTGTTG